ACCAGTACCAGTGGGGAATATAGTTACAAGAGCGTCCTGAACATAGTAAGCCGGGTCTGTAGCAGTGGCATACTGCATATCTGCCGCGTCTTGTATCCTACCCCTATTTCTCGCTGGAACCTTCCTGCAAGGCTGGTCTATTGTCCCGTCATTTCTCAATACGTGAAGTACCTTGCTACCCTCAGAAGTTGTTGTGTTAGTAAAAGAGGTTTCTTCTGCTACCCTCTCTTGCATAGAGCTAGGCATAGCATTAATAACCTCATTAGCCCCCTCCGTTATAAAAGAGTCCAATGCAGTTTCGTCACTAAATGCACCTACAAGGTCTACTACTTGTGCGCTAAACGTTGCCATCTATTATTTCTTCTTCTTTTTAGAAGATTTCTTTTTTCCAGAAGATTTCTTTTTTCCAGAAGATTTCTTTTTCTTTTTCTTAGGTCTTCCAACCTTACTTCCATAAGTTCCAGCACCAAAAGGCATATTAAAATCCCTTCCACCGACTATCGGCTTTATTCATTTTATCAATACTATCCTCATAGGAAATGGTATTAAACTCTACATCCGTTCTTTTTCCAGCTTCGGTTCTTATCCAAGAATTTGTTGTAAATTTAGGCTGAGAAGCCCTTTTACCGCACCCCCTGCAATAAAACCAATTCTCTGGATTTGGTTCGTCGCAATGTTGACACTTAGGTTCAAGCACCAGAGACGACCATAGTCATAATCTTATCGCCCTTTAATGCACAATGTGATATAGATATAACTTTATTATTAGTTGAATCCAAAGTAGCTATATAATCATATATATCTTTAGCTATCTCACCAGAGCTTTGTGTCTTAGTTCCCGGCTTTGGATTGTGAATAAATACTTTTACATCTGTATTTGATGAATTGTAAACAGCCATTTCCTTTTCCTTATTTTAAATTCTTAGTAGATTTGGGGCAAGCCCTTTATACGACCTGCCCCACAGTCCTACAAAACTGTTAACCTTTACAGGTTATTATTGTGTTGCATAAGCATCTGATGCTGGCCACTTCTTAACTGTAACGTCTTTTAGATAAAGAACGTCAGCTGCTGAAGTGTCGCTCAAAGTTGCTATGTAAGGGATTATCTGATCTCCACTATCAAAAGTAAAAGATGCTACTGATGCTGGTTCATCTAATGTACCTGCACCTGCTACAGCATTTACTACGAATCCGTAAGTAACGGCTCCGTCGTATCCAACATGGATTTTTACTCTTAAGTTCTGACCGTCAACTGGAACGCTTGCTCCTAAGTCGGTTAGTGTTGAAGTACCTGAATCATTCAAATCAGTTTGAGTTTCAAGATTAGTATCTCCCATATTTCCAAAAGCTGCAAAATCAGTATAAATACCATCTGCCGCTGAAGAACCTTTTAATACAGGAACATGACCGTCATTGAAATCCTCAACTTTTCTCCAACCAATTGCAACGCAATCAAAATCAGTCCAATCTGGAGTGATAAATGTTGCATCGATATATCCAGAATGTGTACCAACGGTAATGCCATTGTTTCCGCCCATTGGGCCTCCACCTAATACCATTTCAATACCAACATCAGCCCCACCTGTTTCACAATCCATTTGGATATCTAAACCAGCTGAAGTTGTAGCTGTATCGGTAGCTGGAACGCTTCCGTCAACCTGTGGTGTTTTACCAGCTGCTGTGTATGCGCCTACTGATATAGCAGTTGCAGGATACCACTCGCCATTTGGCCCAGGGAATATCATGCCCCACTTGTCTTCAGTAGCCATTACACCGTCACCTGAATTACCAAGGTTTGTTACAATTGGATAAGCACAATCAATGTAATTCCATTTCAAGATTGTCGTTGAATGTTCTTTCTTTTGATAATCTCCACTGTTCTTATTTAATGAACTTGTATACATGTCTTATCCTCCTTAACTAAATTCTACTTGATAAAGAGCGTGAGCTTCTGGAAGAGTTACCTCTAGACCAGCTTCAGTAAGGATCATATCCTTCCTTAAGTCTTCATCAGCATTTTGTACGTTAGTTAGAATTGCAGTGTCACGATTAAGTCCATTACCAACCAATGGTCTATAAGATACTTTACTCATATCAATCATAGCCATAAGATCAGATGAAGTACCACGGAATAGTGGTTCTTTAACTAAGTGTAATGTACCATGAATTGTTTCGATTGTCATAACCTTATGACCAAAAGCACCTGCACGCTCTGACATATTCATGCGATGAGGTGATTGGTTAGTTGTGGTCGCACCGCCACTTAAAGCACCTTGTGCATTATGAGCCAAGCTTGCACTTAAGAACGAGCTTGAACCAAGCTTATTAAAGAAGCTAATTACAGGTAAACCTGCAAGAACTAATTTATCGCTTGCTCCACCACGAGCTGGATCGAACATTACTTCCAAGTCTGAAAGCAATCTATCGTATGTTAGCTCAGCTTCTGCTACACTTCTAAAATAAGGTGCGCCAGAAGTATAAGACAATGCAGTATCTCCTGTATTAACTGTAGCATTCTTTAGAATGTGTCCAACAATACCTTCTGTATACTGAATTGAGCTTACTCGAGCTCTTTGACCAAACAACATTGCGCGCTCAATATCTACTTTATGCTCACGAAGTTTAAGAGCCCAAATGCGCTCCCATTCGTTTGCATAACCGCGATAGCGAGTTGCAATTGCTGTATTTGACATTTCGGCTGCAGTCTTAAAGATCTGCGTATAGCCATAGTCGTCTTCTATTTCACTAGACCATGCGTCAGGTGAACCAGTTCCTTCTTGAAATGATGTACCAATTACTTGGCAATTATCATCATCACTAAGAGTTTTTGATGCATCACTACTACCCGATAAAGCAACTATCTTACCTGTAAAAGTAGTAGATGTACCAGCATCCGTTGGAGCTGAATCAATCCTAACCAAAGCCTGAGTATAACCACTTGCACCACTTACGGTATTAACCGCAAAAACCATTCCTTTTACAAGAAAATCTACCGATGCTCCGCCAGAAGATGTTCCACCTGTAGCACCATCAGCGTCAACTGTAAAACTATAAGAACTTCCCGCTGAAACAGCATTCTCACTATTTACATCTGCAGCTAATTTAAAACTACGTGTAGTCCAATCAATCTTGGAACGATTTTCCAAAAATCTAAATACAGGATCATCCGTTGGTACTTTTGCAACTTTTGAAAGATATACAAAAAACGGTGATTCCTCGGGTGCTAATTCAGCGACCCTATCTGAAAAATCGTATAATCTGCGGCGGTCGGGCGCCTGCCCAACACCAGCACTGGTAGCAGCAGCTGTGATATCATAACTGGATTTTACTCCACTTGTAACAGCCATTTGTGTTACCTCCTATTTGATTATATTAATTAGGGAATTCTCCCTGCTTGCCCTGCTTGCAAAATTCTATCCCAAGCCGAATCTTGTTCATTCTTTCTTGGCAGTTCGCCGCCCTGAAGAATACCAGCTGTCTTAGGAATACTTTGAGTTGCTTTCACAGCTTCCATATTTTCCGATATAGTATCAGTCCCTTTATTATAATACTTGCGATATATATCTACAAGCAAATCAATTGGTAACTGATCTCTCGGCGTTGTCGCAAACTCAATAAAGCTATTGACGTCACCTTCGTCGGTCATATTGTAGTTGCTAACCAACTCATTTTTCAAATTATGCAACGCTACTTGACTTTGTATCTGAGACATATGTGTTCCAACAGCCTCGTCTACTAAAGCCTTTTCCTGAGTCATTCTCATTTTATACGAAGGAGACTCAGGCTTATAATAGGCCTCCCATGGGTCAAAAGATGATTCATCAACAGTTTCGCTATCATCTTGTTCGCGTATAGTTTCTTGAGAATTTTTACCTTCAAGTTTTTCTCTTATTGCCTCAACTACATCTGGTCTTGATTCAAGAACGCTTTGTAATTCAGACATTGGCTGAAGTTTTTCATATTCGCCATGCAATCTATCATAATCAGCTTTTTGCTTATCATACATAGACTGAAACTTGCGAGTTTCATTTTCCCAATCAGTACCGTAGTCGACTTGGCTATCATCACCTTCTTTAGTAATTAAATTAGGTGGTCTTTTATTACCTTCCTCTACTACAGCATCCTGCACACTTGGCAATTCAGACGCTAATTCAACATCAGGCATAGACTGATCTAAGCCTTCTCTTGTATTCTTGCCAGTATTTACCGCTGGTGCTTCAACTACACTTTCTTGCACTTGTTCTTCCATATAACCTCCTTTAGATTTCTTCATTAATTCAAGACACCATTAAATGCCTTGAAGAAGCATAACCTATGATTATTTATTTTTGTGCGCTCCCCTTCTTTGAGGAACTCCCTTTATTCGCCTTTTGTACAGCTAACGCAGCTTCGGCACGAACATCCGCCTTATCAATCACTTTTTCTAGGTCTACAAGCTTAACTCTTTCCTTATATTTCGCCTCAGACATAACCTCGCTTAGGTCGGATTTGAACTTTTCAGTGATAACCTGTTTTTTAGCATGAACCGCTTCGCGGTCTGCTGTCTGCAAGTCACCAGTAAGCTCTTTTATCTGACCCTCTAGTTGTTGTATATATGACTGCATTTGCGCCATCATACCTTTGCGTTGCAATACACCTTCTTTGTCGTAGATCTCCGTTTTCTTTAAGACCTCGACATCATCTACCAATCCTAACTTATACGCCTCAAGATACATATTATATTCTGCAATCTTGTTTGACGGTAAAGTTGATCCTGATATAATCCGAACATCATGCTGACCTAATGATATATCATTATCTATCTGCGCGAGTTCATTTGATTTATCATCATACAACCTATTGTTTACTGAAAATTCAGTAAGATCGTTATTTGGTTGCACGATTCTAAAAGTTTTCTGGAATGTATAATGTCCTTTTGCATAATTATATATGCACTTTCCAAGCTGATTTAAGCTTCCTTCTATATCTCGAAGCTTTGAGCGACCGCGACTTTCTCCCATTTCAGATAACATTGCCGTTCCACGAACAGTATCTGGTGCTTTATCGCGAAATCCGTGCATCAACTCGGGTATTCCAAAATTTAAATCTATATAATGCTCTACTCTATCTATTAAATGATAAAACTCTCCAGCCAGCGGTTGTGGCGCAGGAAAATGCGGTTCACCAAATTCTGGATTATATTCTAAAACAGCATTAGGATTTGCCCAATCCCTTTCCAACTGACCGACATCATCTACGCTTCCCTCTGGGACAAGAAGCTTAAGGCCGGCAGAAGCCTGTGCATGGCTAAGAGTTAATGAAAATAATTTATTTAAAAGTCTTTGCGAGTCCTTTACATTCATCACATCCGACTTTGGATATGGAGTATTAGTCCAAATATTAGGAACTGGTATAATAGGATATATATCAGTATTGAGCAATTGCTCGTATAAAACATGTTGACCCATTGTGGCGACAACCTTAACTCTGGTTTGCATAATTTCAACAGCCTCAACCAGCCCGGATTCTATAATTTCCGCACTCTCGTTTACAATCTGCTCGAATGCATCCATATCCACAATTTTTTCTTCACCACTTTGCTTATTAAAAAGCCTGTAGTATGGGACTTTTATTTTTTCAAATCTTTCTAAAATCCTGTATCTTTCATATCCGCCGCGATCAGCATCTTTTATTACATCGGGAGTAAAAGATTCAGAAGAATTCTTTTTACCCGAAGATGGATAGTCATCTTCATCGCCCATCGTATCTATATCATCAATTACTTCCGCCAGTTGTGGGTATAGAGAAATGATTTGTTCTTTTGTAAGTATAGTTGATAATATTATGGCAGAGGCATCGTCGAAATATCTGTTTCTTGCAGCGGGATCGACATATACTCTAAAGGGATTTACATTTGTAAACTTAACATCGCCCCTGCCAAAGTCTGCCTCTGGGTCTGTATAAACATAAAAATAACCTAATCCAGATATAGAATAATCGTGAACAACTTGTTTAAATTCAACATCTCCATCTGATATATCCCAAACATACTCAAGAATAGTCTTCCAAACTTGAGCAAGTTTATTATCAGAATCCTCCCTGCCTATAGCAGAAAATCTCGGGTTGCGCGAGGTTAATAATGATTTAAGCTTATCAACAGCAGCATAAACTCTATCAATAATAAAATCACCCTGCCCCACCGCACTTAGAGTGTCAGATTCTTCTTGGGTATATTGATTGCCGAGAACAAAGTCCACAGCATCGCGCGCCTCTTCATCCCAATCCTGCCTTGCGTCACGCCACCTTCTCCAAAGGTCTTTACTTTTTTGCGCCTCGTCTATTTGCGCAATTTCATTTTCGTTAGCGATATTAAAACCCCCAAACATACAAAGTTAACTTATATTTATAATATAAGTCTTAAATACCAATTTGTCAAGTCTTTTTTATTTTTTTTTTTAAATTCTTTGTCCAGTTATCCAGCTTCTTACTATAGAACGACCTAAAAACTCTTTCTTTTCTTCTATCGTTTCTTCAAATTTATCAGAATCAAACTTAACACTTAACGGTGCTCTTGCGTTAACTATTGAATACCAAAGCCCATCAAGTATGTCATCGTTCTTACCTTTTGGAAAATGAAACATCTCATCTACCAATTCACTATGATTCTTTTTAATAAACAATTTACCCCGATTAACAACCGGGCAAAGCAAGGATTCTAGCCTATCTTCTTTTTTTATCCCAGTTGGCGGTCTTACGCCCCTTGCAATACCGGGAGCCATTTTTCTATCCTTACCAGAAAGCTCATTTACCGCATCCTTTATTATTCCCTGCGCGCCAACATGCTCTACATTAGCGCGACGCATTGGCTGATACTCTCTGGCATACTGAAATATTTTTCTTGGCATATCATATAATGGTATGTGTTCTCTGAAAATATCTATTACATAGATATTCTTATCACTGTCAATACCAGCAATAACAATAACTTGATAATCATGCTTGGCTGAAGACTCATAAGCCAGATCAACTCCCATATACACGTTAACAGGAACTGCGTCTTCCTTTGTGAGTATATATGCTTGATTGCTTCTAGATTTAAACTGCCCATCAAAATAATTAATCCTATCCACTTTAAATTTAGCCGTTTCCAGATCGCGAGCATCATTCATATACTCCTGAGCAAACTTGTGTAACTGACCAACGTATTCGTAATCTTTTCTTATACTTTCTATTTTTTTCTTTGGGAAATATGAAGGCCATAAGGGCTTACCATCCTCTAATACCCTATGGAAAACCATCTCCCACGTATAGTCTTCATTATTTTCTTGCGCCTCCAGATACCCATCGTATATACCTTGCAAAGCAGAATCATAATGAACAATAGTTCCTATAAGCCATATGGAACCTTCATTGCCCTTTGATTCCTCCAATGCCGGATAAACAGTAGACATAAGCCATTCTTTAATTTCTTTTCGCCTCTCTGGGGTTTTTGTATTCAACTCAGATTCAAAATCATCAAGAATAATTTTAGTATACCTAAGCCCAAGTTCCGATCTTCCTCGCAACCTTTGGCTTGTACCCTTTGCGATTATTCTATCACCCTTTGAAGTGGTAATTTCTTTTTCAGTCCACTTGTTTCCAGCCATATTACCAAAATAATAATTCAAAGCAGGATTTAATTCAATATGATTTTTAATATACTTAAGGTGGTCTACAGCCTGCCCCTGCTCTTCCGACACCCAAGCTGCAAACTCATTTTTGCCCTTTGGGTTAAAACATATTCTATGTAAAAGCGCAGCTTTAGCTAAAGTCGATTTGGTATGCCCTCGAGGTAAGACTAAACACAATCTTCTAATTGCGCCATCGAGAAACTTCCCCCCTACCTCATAATGAAATGGAGCGGGTTTAGATTTCATAAAATCTTCTGGAAGAAACAGTTGTCCAAACGCTATCAAATCTTTTGATACCATATTCAAGACTCTTTCCTTCTCGTCTAAATTATTTGGTATTATGTTGAACTTTTCTATTGTACCAATCTCCATTAGGTATTTCTTCAAATACACTTACTAAATCAAGCAACCTTGGCCCAGCAACATATACCCAAGCCTTTTGCTTCTTACCAGAATCTAATTCCACATCAACCTTGACTCTTTCATAAAGGCCAATCTTTATACCTTCATATAAATCATATTGAGCTAAGTCTTCGCTTGTAACATCGTGCATCTCCACCACAGTTCCACTTCCTTTGTAATCTTGTATCATTGCCGGGAATCTTTGATGTCCCGGATAAACAAGAGATGTATTCTTTATTCTTCCAGTATTTTTATTTCCATTCCGAAGCGTTCCATAAACGGCTAGCTTCACTTCTTTGCCTTTGCTTTCTTTTTAGACTTAGTCGCCTTTGGAACTTTTTTCTCCTCTATATTCATAGATTCTATATAGAAGTTATCTGGAGATCCCTTTTCTCCTATAACTTTCTTGACAATACCTTTAACGCTACTATCATTTATAGCATATATCTCCAAATACTTCTTTAATTCATCTTCTTTTAATTTATCATGAACCTGTAATACAAGGTCATATTTAACTGTCTTCATTTTTTATTACTCCTATGCTTCTCCCGGATTAAATATTAAACCCGGCATCTTTATTTCAAAATTTTCATCATAAGAAGAAAAACATTCACAGCATTCTATAGAAAAATAATCTTCCGATATGTTATACCATATAGACGCATATTCTCCCATAGGAAATCCGCAAATTATACAAGTTTTACTTTTCGACTTCTCTCGAAGCTTCAATGAGTTTTTTCGAATCTCCGCCTTGGATAGCATCTAATTGCTCCTTTGTAAATCCTTGAAATAAAGTTAAAGATTCAGTTCTTTTTTCTGTTTCCATCATACCACTAATTTGCATTAAAGTCTTAATGGCTTGAATCTTATCTTTATCTTGTGCCTTCTCGTTATCTACAACTTCCTTCATTTTTTCAAGTAAATAAAGCGGAGTTATATCGGCATCATTCAATACCTTGTCAACTTCTTCTCTGATCAAACTTTTAACCCTTTCAGTGCTTAATAATATCTTACCTTGATAATCTGCGTATTTTTCATTATTAGTTGGATACGCCTTCATAAAGGCTTCCGCAATACCATCTCCCTGAGCAACATACTTGGCAAATAAAAATTCCCTACGAGTAGCTTTTTTTCTTTCTATCTTTTGCCGATACGAAGTTAAGTCAGTAGCCCCGAAAGAATACATATTACTTCTAAGCCCACCAGATATTTCCACATTATCTCGACAAATAAAAGTGCCAATAACTGTCCTGATATAGTAATTACACACGCCCGTGGACTGACTATTCTTAAGCTCCCCTCGCTTTAAGACTTGGCAAATCTTGCCGTCATCAGTCTCTACCCAGCTACCTTCAGTGCCTTCCCTCCAATTTCGAGTTAAATCAAAATCAGGACAGTACCGGCGAAACTCCTCTTCATTATCATATACCCTGTGTTCAATGTTTTTTATTTTACGAACCAGCATATACTATAATATAAGGCTTAAGTACATATTTGTCAAGTTTATCTGGCCACACTTCTCAAATTTGTCTTATTAAGACCCAAACTGTTTTTGCCTCTTATGTACGGAGAATTACAACTTCCACACCTGTAAACAGGAAATTCATTAGAACTTGTAAAGTATGTAGCATTTGAAGCAATTATGTTCTTACTTCCGCACGAAGGACAAGAACTCTCATCCATAAGCACTCCTAAGTTTGGATGATTCTTAATATAAGGTCTTAACTTAAGATAAACCTCTTCCAAGCCAGAAACATCACGCTCATTATATTCAAGCATTCTTTTCAATGCTTCCCTTTTCCCCTTCATGCAATCAACCCACAGTTGAAAATCGGTCTTAAGCTTTTCAGAAAGACTAAATGCCTTAGTAAGAAAATCCTGCTTGTTAGAGCTAAAAGCAAATTCCTTTCTTGATATCTTCAAAGTATCAATTGATTTATAAGGAGACGGCGGAGCCATGCCATTCATTATAAATCTTGCATTAAGCTTTCTTATATCAAACTTATCACCGTTGTGCGCCACAACAATATCTGCTTCATCTAATAATTCCCATATTGATTTTAATATACGAGAATCATCTCTTTGCAAAGATTCCTCTGGAGTGACTATATCTGATATAACAGTATCGTCATAAAGCCATTTTGCCGCCCAAGACAGTACATACCAATCTCTTTGCTTGCCATTGTCGTCTCTTACTAAATTAGTATGTGGAACATATTGTTTTCCAAAATCCCAAACCCATACTGGCATAGGCGTAGTTTCTATATCAAACAACAGTATCCTTGGGAGAACGCTAATATCAGCCAAGTCCGTCGGTCTATGCCAACCCATAGATTCTATTTTCCTTGTTACAGCTTTATAGGTACGCATAAAACCGGCAGCATCCAGATCATAACATATAGCTTGTATACTTTTCATTGTTCTGGTATACTGGTTTAGTATTTTCATTTCAGCATCAGACCATTTCATATTACTTTTCTCCTGTTTTTAATTAGCAATCTTATGATAAGCTTTAAAAACAAAGACTCTATATAGAGAAACAATGTTTTTATTTTCCCCATACCTTCTCCGCAACCAATTGAGCTATCACACCATATACAGACAAATCCTTAAATGCATCCATATATGTTTCATTGTCAACAGCATTTTCACCACGATGCTTGACAATTATATTTTTAAGCCTGTTCACTTTATCATTCATTCGAATTACCAAAGCAGTTAAGGCAAACATCCTGTCTTCATCATTATCCAAGTCGCCTCCAAGAGTTATATTCCCACAACCATAGTCGTATTGCTTTTTACAGAATAACTCATACTGCTCTTTAGTTATATCCGAGAATCTTTTCATCATTATCGGATAACCAGCCTCAATAGCTTTTACTACTTTTCGGTTTTTCGCCATAGAAATTCTCCAACACCCAATTGATGGAATCCATTAGAGAGTGTTTCAATCACTCCCTCGTCATGCTCACATCCATTGTTTACTAAAATACAATGAATTACTTCATGAAGAAATGTTTCGTTCCTGCGGGACGTTACAAGCTTCTCATCTAAGAATATCTCGCAAGTCCTAGGATTGTTCATTCCAAATAAATATCTATTTTCAGAACCAGATTTTTCACCATCCATAAACCGAACCCTATAATCATGTCCTCCAATTTCTATTCTTCTCATTTCTTTTTTTCTCACTTTTTCTCCTTTTCTTCTTTTCTCATTGATCCCCACGCTGGAACAGTGCAGGGCATTACACTAGCCTTAATAGGCCTATCTTTTTTTCTCACTTCATTTATTATACTTTCCAAAAATTTTATCTTTTTTGGTGTGCTATCTTTATTTATACCCATAATCATATACCGCAGTACCCCTCTTCGCACATAAAAAGCTCTTCTTGGTCTTCTTGAAAATATGCATCTTCAATTGGCTTTCTAGACTCGTGCAAATACAGTTTATCTTTCAGTCCTTTCTTAGTTACGTTTCTTATCTTTTTATCAACCTTTACAACCTTTTTCCATTCTTCTGGATAATTTAATTTTATATCTTTCCACTGCCTATTGCTATGATACGGACAAAATACACAAGAGGACTTCTTAACTCCAATAAACCCTTTTTCTTTTAAATATTTTTCACAATCATTTCTTGTTATCTTTTTTTCTATCAATGGATATTTATATGTAATTCTATGTAATACTGATAATTTCATTCTTTCTATTTCGTCTAAAGATATGCCAAGCCAAACTTCGGTGGGATGCATTTTTTGATATTTCCTCAATCCTTGCAATCTTCTTATCTCGCCAATAACAGTATTTACTTTATATTCTCCAGTACACTGCCTTCTTATCATTCCCCCGCTTTCGGTAAAAGCAGGAATAGAGGCCCATCTTTTATCATATGAATTTACACCATTTATTATATCCTTATACAGTGATTTTGTTTTTTTAACAAGACTTATGCCGTCATTGTCTTTCTGCCATTTATTAAGGTCTTCCCACAATTTATATGTATCTGGCAATTCTGCGCCCGGATCAGCAAATATAGCATAATCAGCTCTTTCTATTTCGCCAAGCGAACTCATTATATACATAGCCGTAGACTGTATACCAAGACCTAAGCTAATTATTTTCATTTATCCCCGGTATTACTATATTATCAAAATAATTACATCCGCTATCAACGGCACAATCCTTGTCTGCTTTATCCTTATCCACAAAGAAATGCAATTCACCCTCCACCCGGTGCATCATTACACCTAAACACTTACCAGCATTCCAATTTGCACAATAATGTCTAGCATCTGTCTTTTTGCTTTTTTTCACATTAGAAGTTAATATATATAAAAAAACAAAACAAGTAAAATATTTTTTTTAAAAAAAGCTTGACAAATACCACTTTAAGCCTTATATTGTTAGTACGTATGGAGCTTAATATAATATATATATAATATATATATATAAAAGAAAGAAAACTATTACTAACGTAATAGTGAAAGAAAGAAAGGAAGTTGTATGAATGGCAAAGGAGATAAAGATAGAGTCGCCAATTTAACCCGATATGAAAAAAATTATACCAAAATTTTTGGAGATTGGATGGAAAACCGTACTCCAGTCCCAAATTCTAAAAAAAAGAAAAAGGTTGAAAAATCTAAAAAATAAGCCATATGCCTACCTATATACCAAGAAATCATAAAAACGCCGTAAAAGTACCAAATTCAGCGTTAAACCGCTATATCTATATCTGACCTGTAGTATAATATTATAGGCAAACCATACAGATAGTATTGAACTACAAAAATTTGACTACATTGTGTGTTGGTCTTTATCGCGCGAAAGGGCATCCCCCGTCTCCTGAATTGGATTTTTTCTATTTAGTTGAAAATTGTCTTTTTAGTTGAAAGTGTCTAATTAGTTAAAATTTATCTAATACTATTTAATTTTATATAAAAAAAAAGCCCCTAAATAAATAGGGGCTTTTCTTATGAAGTAATAGTTATTTTACTTCTTCGTGTTTTTCTTCTTTACCACCTTTTTGCAATAAACACCGCATTCGTACATAAACCCATCTTTACCTTTAAAGGCGGGAATAGAACCCATCATTGATTCCGCATCTTTATAGGTGCCTTGCGCATCATTAGGTGCGTAGGAAATATTCGTTCTTTCCCTTGTACCCTTCAAACAAAACATTCCACCGGATTTTTCTATTAATACCGTATTTAATTCGATGGGGTTTTTTTCTAATTGGGCGACATCTTTCGCATTCATCTTGTAAGTCTTAGCCAAGACATCTACCGCTTGTTTTAGTGTTAATCTAATCATTAGATCACCTTTCTATTTAATTGATGAAATAAGAAACCATATCCTATTTCTAATATCTAAAATTAAACAAACCCCATGTAACTTCCAAGCAAATTTTTCATCTATTTTTTATTCACCTATTAATTAACCGTTTATCTAACCCAATAAATTCCCTCAAAAAGTATTATAGCTCTTGTTAAGATCGGGCTGGCTTATAGTTTATCTAATAAATTTTTTTTAAAAAGTGTTTGGAAAATTCGTTTTTTTGTCGTAAATTCCAATAATTGATGATACATTCTGATAAAAATAATAGGAGATACGAAATATGTCAGACGCACTAATTCGTCTACAAGACAAGCGTATTTCTGAATTGGAAAGCGAGCTTCAAGAAGTCAAGTCTCGGAAGGATAATCTAATCAAGGCAACAAAGAGCGACGATCTTGCTCCTATGCGTTTTGAAATAGAAAGAACAATAGATGGCTGGGATTTAACATATCCTCTTAATCCCGACGAAAAACAACCCACTATTCTGAGGGGCTTGGAATCTCTTAAAGCTTGTATTTGTATAATAGAAATCGCATACAAAACGGCACAATTCAGAAATCAACCGTTTGAACTCCATGATCGCAATAGAAACACAACTTTTAGAGATTATCGTGTTTATACCGAATGGATGGAGCTCGAAGATGGCGAAATTTTAGATGGAAATAAAATGGCTGAAAATGATTCTAAAAAGGTGATTAAGGAAGTTAAGAGGAACCGAATTTCTAATAGTAAAAAAGTTCAGTCAAAGGTCAAAAAAGTAGATATGCGAATATATGAGATTTTTTGATTAACCTAATAAATACGAAAGGAGGTAAATTATATGCCTGACTACAAAGTTAGAGTGCAAATTCCTATAACTTGTGAAAAGACTGTTTATATTGACGATGCTGTGAATAAAACGGATGCTCGCAAAAAGGCGATAGACTGGGGAAATGGCACATATGATGCATTTGATTTCTCTGGTGATGAAAATTTCCAGGAAGATTATCGCGGACTGAAGATTCTTTACATAGAAGAAGAATAAGGAGATAACAAATGATTAGCAGAATACTTGATGCCATAGATAAATGGTTTGAAGTCTGGGTTGTGGTAATAGCCATAATTACAGGTGCTTGGGTTCTCTATCGAATAGTAGAATTCTTGATTTAATTAGAATTAAAGTTTATACCTCGTAAAATAAACTAAGCCAGCATATGATAGAATACTCCCACAATAGATGTCCTCATCAAACCAAGGAACAACTCGTTCTTTGGTATCAGAAATATTTTAAGTCTTCCTATTCGGAAGCAAACTCTAAACACAAGAAACAACTTATAGCCATTTGGCATAGTGTAAGAAAAAGAAAGGAGGTGAAATAAGATGTATGAGCATATAGCAAGGGGAATACCTAATAATTGGTTTACTCGTAAAATGGTTAGTCTCTTAAATAGATATTTGGCAAATATAGATTCTATTTACAGACTTAAAAGAAGATATAGGAAACCAAAAGTTGGAGGATATATTGGGCAGGGTATTGTTCATAGAAACAATGCAAGAGCATTTAGTCTTTATTTACGAATAACTAATAAAGAAATTAATCGTAAAAAAAGAGAATTTATGATTCGTAGAATACATTAAATTAACCTTAAATACTATAGAAAGGAGGCAAGTTAATGGAGATATGCGG